ACGAAATGTCCATACCTACCTCAAATTTTTTTAGTGATTGTATGTAAGCCCGTATTAAAATGGCCGATGTTTACTTTGGTAAAGTCATCAAGAGTAAACTAGCCCGGAAGAATCCAGATTATGTCACTCCTTGTGGAACAGGATTATTGTTAGCCATGCCAGATGGTTATTGTTTTATACATGCTCTTATATAACTTTTCAGATATGATTCATCTGAAGATTTAGAATTGACCATATAAGAATTAATTTCGTATTAGAAATCTAATGGAGTACCTTTAGCTGACTGTTAACGCATATGTGCTGCACTTAACGTTGGTATAACCGATGATCTCAAGATGATTAAGAGTAATAGATATAATATTTATTACAAGTATTAAAGCAAGGGTATGGGACATGTCTGGCTATACGTCCCAAAAATTCAACCAAAACCTATACATCATTCATAAGTTGATTGGCAAAGTATCCGTCAACCTTAAGTTAAGATATCTCCTTAAGAATAATAGAAAAAAGATTCAGCTTAGGTTTTACGTCGTAAGATGTAAGCTAGGTTTGCTGTTTTCCTTAGACGTATCAATAACGCAAACCATTTACCTGCAGTTGATATTGAGAAAGATGGAGCTCAATTATTGAAAATTTAATTATATAAATTAGGCAGAGATACAGATTATCCCTGGGCATGTACCTCTAGATTGGTATATTCTTAACTAATATAACTAGCTAAGACTAAATTTACTAGGTATTTCACTCCCAAAGAAACTACCATTCTAAAATCTAGTTTTAAAGTGTTCTTGAATGGTTTTTTAGAATATTATGGAGAAAAAAACAATATCCTGGTTTACTACAAAACGTGTAGAAAAGAAAAAAGATCTGGTATTCCGCTTTTGTCGTCAATTGATAAATCCTGGTTGTTTATCTATGATTTAGGGAGGCCCAGCAACTATAGCTGCTATCTATAATACCACTCCTGTTCCAATTCCTTTGAATGCTAAAGTTTCTGTCACTGAGGCTAAAGTTACGGTTGATAAGAAATTCCATTTTAAAGCAAAACCCTGTGGTTAATTAGATAAAGCATTCATGTAGTTATTGAACTAATATGGTTTTGACGTTACTATTTAGGACAGTTAAGAAGCTCGATTAGGACATGATGGTCATAATAACTTGCGATATCTAGCTGATGCAGCACATGCGGATATTCTTAATAGAGCTCTAATGCAAGCTAATAACGATACGGAAGTTAATATCGTAGATATGGGATCTAAATATTACAGCATGGCTCGACTTCTTAGTTTATGGCATTCAGGTCCTAACAATTAATTAAAGAAAATTAATTTTATACCGCTTAGACCTGATTTAGATGAATATGATAGTAATTATAATAGAGATAATAAAGATAATTATAAGAAAATTTATAGTGAAGCTAATGATAATAGTACATTAAAATTTCTTCCAGTTTAACATTGTAAAATAGAACATTTCGTTTTTGATTAATAGAAAAAATACGTAGTTATCATGAATGACTGTCACTATTATATTCCCGGCTGGCTACCTGCCCATAATGATATCTCTATTTATATCTCAGGCTGGATGTTTCCAGTTTAGAGTGGAAATTATAAATTACCTTGTTCTGAAGGATACTTTAATGTTTTATAAAACGGTATATAAATGAAAGTTAGAGGTTCAGGCAGAGTCTATTAACATCCTAACACTAGGGTGGAAGATTAATTTTTATTAAATGTGGTTGATTTAGGTTGGGCTAAACATTTCACCGCTTAGGTTACGAATCCAATCCGTTCACCTTTTAGATAATGTCCGACAGTGATGTTGCCAGGTGATATTCAATCCTAATGGATGCGTGACTATTTCAGTGATAAATTAAGATAAGTTTAACTCCAGACGATATAATAAAAACTGGATCTTTGGCCCGGAACTTGTGAGAAAATGTCATCATTATGTTATGATCATGGGAAATATGAGGGAATCACTCATATATAGTAGAAATTAGTTGAAATTCATGACTTCCTAGAAGAGCTCGGTAATAAAATTTAGAATTTTAAAATATTTCTTAAAGGTAAACCCATTTTAACCTAAAAAGATAGAGACAGTTATGAGATATAGTTCCGTAATAGATATGCAGCAAGGGTTTACCAATTCCTATTTCCCGATATGATCTCTAATATTGACCATGTATCTATTCCCATGACGAATAATCATTATTTAAATGGTTTTAAATAATATGATTCCATTCTTTCAAGACACGAATAAATTGCTATCTAGGATATATAATAACATGATTTGGATTCCGTCATATTAACCAAAGTTAAGAAGAACGAAGCACAATTAATTTCGTCTATTAATGCCGGTGTACGTTATTATTTTGATAAACCCTGCGACGGTTTTATATTACCACCGAAACATATGTTAACCGATATTTGTTACACCAACTTAATAGATAATCAACACAAACTTTAGGATTATTTTAAGATTAACGGTCATATGTCTATCTGTCGGGGTAAGCAAGAGTTGAGAGAATCTAATTATTACGCACATGTGACTACGTCAGGTTGGAATACCTTGGAAAAACCTTTTGAATTCAGTTCTCGCTCAGTTAATAATACTTATTAAGCACTCTTCGAAAGGTTTTTGGGATCTGACCTTCAACCTGAGAAATAAGCTCTAATTAGACTCAATAAGACTACAACTAAATTCTTTTAATGGTTGGAGAATATGATTGACAATGATCCTGATACACAGTAGCTTATTGAAAACTTTAATCCGGTTGACTGGTTACGAGAACGAGATTTTGATGAGAATAAGAAGAACGCATATTGGGAGACGATGATGCGTGAATTCCAAGATTCAAAAGTGAATCATGGTTGTTATGAGACCATGGTTAAAAGTGGAGAAGTCTATTATACTTAATAGCTCCCTGACGACAGATTTATAGAAGGAGTGGATTCCAGGGCTCGTAATATCATGACCGGTTCTAAAGCCAAACACGGAGCGTCATGTTATTTTCAGAGTATATCTCATAGGCTCATAAAAAGATATGTTTATGGATATATTCAAGGATTATCCAAAGCTTAATTATAACAAGTTTTCTAAAATAACGTCAGAAGCGATTTTATAAGCCACTCAATAGATGGCTCCGCATTTGAATCAACTCAGAATATTTAAGTCATGTAAGCAATTGATGATAAATGGCATTCTATTATGTACAAGTAATTATCTAAATTCCTTCCCAACAACTCTTTTTTCTAAC